ACATTGACAAATGGCAGAATGGTGCTATACATGTTGCCATGGAAGATATGTATGTCATCATTGCAGATGAAGTCAACAATTACTATAAGATAACATTAAAGAAAGGATTTAGATGCGATGGTCTATCTGTTCCAAGATTATTCCAGTGGTTCCTTCCATCGTGGGATGCTCATAATGTGGTGTATAACTTTGCAGGAGCTTTACATGACGGACTTTATTGCCGGAGTGGTTTCGGACTATTCTCCAGAGAATGCTGCGACGATATATTCCGTTCTCTTCTGAGAGCATCCGGCATTTCAAGATTCAAAGCTGGGTGTGCAGATAAAGCGGTTGAATGGTTTGCCGGTGGTAAAGATCATTGGGGCAACGACGATATGGATAACTTTGATTACATCAACATCCAGAAGGTATAAAGAAACCCCGTGGACTGGGTAAACCACGGGGAGGTAATCACCACACAGCAAGCGGCACTCCGACAGTACTGTGTGAACGATAAGATAAGATTAAATCAAATCATCTATATTTGAAGGCTTAGGATTAGCATGTACTCTTGCCCAATAACGTTTCCTTGCCTCTGATATCTTCTTGCATGTTTCAGGAGATGCCTTTACGCCTAACGCAGCAGCACGCAATTTCTCTCTATGTTCAGGCGTTAACTCATTACCACGATGAGGCAAGCTTCTGGTTAATGATGCCATAGTTGCAGAATCCATAGTATTACGTGACATCCAGTTCTCAACCGCTTGAACGATTTCACACTTATGCCATCGCTCCTTCTTGAAATGGCGACATACATCGCGAACGAGATAGGTCTTTGCTGTTAGTTCTAATTCGTGACATTCATTGCATTCGGACAGATATTCGTTAATCCTATCAACATCTGCAATGTGAAATAAATTCTTTCTCATAAAGTATCCTTAAAGGTTAAAGATGCTCCCATTGATGTTATCGCCGGGAGCGTTCGTATCATGAGGCAATATGTAAACTCGTAGAAGGGTCACTGGACAGGAATAATGCAAATCATCCAGTGACCCTAGTTTATAGGAGGATTCTATGATCTCTAGTACCATATTTATTGAAACAAATTTAACAAAGTTTACGCATTTCGTCAATAGTCAAATTTGAAATATCTTCTCAAAGTTTCAAGTGTCCAATAGTTACAACTACAGTGAGCGTAGCGAACTGTCAAACAGTTATTAGAGTGTCACTACAATAATCTTATTTGTATATTCCAGTGAGCGTCAGCGAACTGGAGCGAGCGTAGCGAGCTGTTGGATGGGCGGCTCGCCGCCCTCGGCGTAGCCGAGAATTATTTGTTGGAAATTTGATTTAATGTTTGTTGAATTTCGTGTACTATCGTGCCATCGGCGGGATAAAGAATAACTCATAGCTTGCGGTTCTGGTCCTGCTGTAAACCGGCTTCATCTATGTTCTTTACCTTTAAGGACGCGTTCGGTCGCCCGTGTTGCTTTGTCCAGCCGTCTAGCGGTAATCGTGGACCACGGGCTCAGTGGCTAGTAACATGCCTAGGAATAAATCTTGCTCATGCACGTGATAGGCGCCAAGCACACATCGCTTAGGGAAACGGTTTATAAACGCCTCAGCATTATAAACGTCGAGCTACCTATCCAGTGATTTGTTCGCCTGAAACAAATCTACGCCCAGTGACCTCGCCCTTCTCTCTCAATACCTCCGGTACCTTTGCCATCTTGCCGAAGTGGGGCTCTTACATCCGTTACCGTATCATTGACGCTTCACAGCGTTAACCACGCCTGGGACTTATATGTTCAATCTATAATTAGTTATTTCAAATTTAATAAATTATTTCTCTTTGTCGTTAGCCGAGGAAATTATTTCCTTAACCTTATCGGCATTAGCTTTCCTCCATTCACTGAATGTTAGATTACTTCCGCTCTTAGCGTATTCTCGTCTTAGCTTTCCCCATCCTGCAGATCTTGACATGTTGTCTCCTTTGTGCAATAATCAAATAGCTGTTTGGCGTCTTCAATGTTATGAATAATGCCTTGTTCCATGTAATGTTGATTGGCTAGATGTTGCCTTGAATTAACTTGCGGCGTTGTCTTGTGCCAGTTGTTTACGTGTTTATTTATAAGGCAAGACAGATCACAATTTATCCCAAATTTGGCAAAGTTATCTCTCAAAGCGTCTTTATCATAGTTATAGCTCCCATATCCCTTGAAATAGATGATTATCCCTAATTTAGATGCAGTTTCTATAAATTCCGCGATTCTCTTAAGGAAACGTCCGTAATCGTCTATTCTCTCAATTCTGTAGCCATTTAATGTTTCAGGGACAACTGTTGAATCCTCATGAAAGGCTCTTGTATACCAACATATGCTATTTCCGACTCTGTAAGGGCGTGGCAAACGTCTTGTTGTCTTTGGGAGTTTACAGACGAATGTCTTGTTGGTTGAACCGTTGTGAAACGTTACACACCAAATTCGTGTATCTTTGTCATAATGGTTGCCTTCCGGAAATACCTGTTTGTTGTATTCCTGCGAAAGTCCATCGCCTTCAATATCCAATGTAATATATCTCATATCGCCTCCTAACAATTTATTTACAAATTTAGGAGTTTCAGAAATCCTCAGTTTCACAATCTTCTGATAGTATAAATATGGAAAGGAGTTTAACATGACAGATACCGAGAAGAACGAAATTATACAGCGGATTAACACGATAGAAGCGAGGATTCTACGCCTTGAATTGTTGGAGCAATTAAACAAATCAGACTGGAGCAAAGTGCCCTTAAATCCACCTTCTACACAGGGCTGCTACATTAAGGAGTAACATTATGGCAAATAAGATTACAGTAACCGAAGAATCAAAGAAAGAACTTGACAAACTGATGCATAAAGACATTTCGACATACAGAGATATGAACTACGGCCGCCTAAGCGACACATATGAAGCCTGCTATAAAGGCAAATACTATACTATTACTCGAAAGGATATGCCAGCTAGAAAGGTTGATTGGTGGAAATACATTACTCAACTATGGGATAAAGACGCCGAATTGGAAATCAAGACAGCAAAGCCAACCACTGAATTATGCGCTTGGAATGTCGAGACTGGAGCACTTGAAGGTACTCGCCGCATTGAGACTGCTTTAATAGATGTAAAGGATCCTGAAGAAAGAATGGCTGTTCGCTATTCAGTTATGAAGTCAATGCTCGCCGAAGTAAAGGAGTAATATGATTTACATTATTCATACAGATGGTGTTCGCTATCTTTATGGAGATGCCAAAGTAATTCATAATAATGACACTACATACGGCGACATTGGCGCATATCATCGCATACCCGTTACTACAGACAGAATAACGATATTTCAAGGAAGACGCCATTTGAACCTTCCTGAGATATCGGCATCAGACGATAAGATATACCACACAGTCCACAATACTGCAACAGATTTCTTTACACAATGGTGCAACTGTCATCCAAAGTATAAAGACTTGCTATTGAAGGTTGAACAACGAATAGTTGAGAAGATGCCTGAATATGCGTCAACCATAAGAGACGTGAATGAAGGAAATGAAATCTATCCTCATAACATGTATAGTATGCCAGGAGCATTATTCAGGAAATACGCTGCATGGCTTGATTGGGCGTTGCATCTAATTGAATTGCCACATCAGGATAAAGTAGGATCTCTATTGGCAGAACGTTTATTCACTATTTGGTTGAAGCATCACAATTATCCGCACGTCGCAGTAACGGCTACATGCTATGATAAAGTTACAGGCGAAGTAATTAACACAACAGACGGGATTACATAATGAATTACGCATTTATGACAACATGTAAACAAAGGTTAGAGAATTATAATAACGAAGTGATGGAAGCAATTGAGTCTATCGCTTCACAGGTTGACAAGGTTTATTTGGTGCTATCAAGAGAAGAGTTCAATGATAAGATACCAAAGTTGGATTTGCCTATGAATGTGATAGTTCAGATCTGCGTTAAGAACATCTATTCATTTAAGAAGTTCATGCCGCTCCTAACCAGACGCAGCGACTTCAATGATAATGATAACATCTTCCTCGTTGATGATGACTGGCGCTACCATCCTGACTACGTCAAGTACATGCTAGACTTTATGGGCAATGCCGAAGTCGCTTCATTGGGATGTGGCGGCTGTATTGGTGCATTTACTGTATTCAAAGCCAAATGCATTGACGATGAATTCTTCAAGTATTGGACACATGAGTTGATTGACACACGCATTGACGATATCTACCTGACCAATTACTTCAAGTTCAAGAACCGTAAGGCTCACTATTATGATAAGTGTGTTGACGACTTGGTTCGCACTGTATCGGATCCTCTCATCCCAATCTCCGCAAATAACCCAAATAATGAAGTTTATCCTAAGACGTTCAGGTTTGCTTCACAGTACCGCCCTTGGCAAACTACTACTAATTCTAAATAAAGGAGGCCATTATGGCAGTAAAGAAAGATAAAGAAGTATCTCCGGCAAAGGATTCGTTGAAAGAAGATCTAGCTGAAATCAAGTTGCTTCTTGGCTTGATGATGAAAGATCTTAATAGAATTCTAGAGATCGAGAAGATAAAGGCTGGGTTAGGATGACACTTATTGAATGGGTTAAAGATGCGTTAAAGGACGGCGTTGAACTATGGAATGACGAGAAGATCGTCAGCCAGAACGGCGCTACCTGTAAACGCAATACAAAGCGTCTTAGAGAAATTTGCCTAGGCGTTATTTCTTCCAATAATGCAGAGGAATGGTATCGTATCTGTCGCCTGAACTCTCCTGTTGGAACAGTCATTGAACCTTATGATGAAACTGTATGGCTTGAACTGTTCAACGACGTTACGGCATTGGTTCGTAACGATTTGACGAAATGCCTATTGAAAGAAAGAGCCGCAAAGAGCGCCTCAACTCTATTGGGCATTCTACAGCGTAGAGATAAGGAACACTGGTCTGAATCAGCCAAGGAGAAGAAGGTTGATGTAAAGACAGGAACAGGAACAGACATTACATTTACTGTGGTTGAGTAATGAATTATCAGTTGGCGCCTTGGCAGAAACGCTTCGTCATTGAGGAACACGACGCAGATTTGCGAATTGCAGTCTGCGGTATTTCTGCTGGAAAGAGCTATGCACTATCCATCTGGCTCGTGCTGCAATGCTTGAGAAATCCTGGCATAAGAGGCATCATTATAGCTCAGACATATCGTGCATTGACATTGGTCTTGATACGTGAAATACGAAAGCGCTGTCAGGAAATGAACATTGACCTTAATTGGAATAAAGGCAATAACGAATTGACGTTTCCCAACGGTTCAATACTGTTCGCATTCTCTGCGGAGAATCCAGATGCAATCTTGGGATTGACGGAAATCTCATTATTGGGTATTGACGAAGCTGCATACTGCAATGAGGAAATCTATAATAACGCAAGAGACCGTATGCGTGGTGGTAAATATCCTTCTAGAGTAAGGCTCATTTCATCACCGTCAACATTAGGACGAGTTGAGAACTGGTTCTCTACATTGGCAAAGCGTTATCCTGATAAAGTGGTTCATGCAACTGCATTAGATAACCCATTTACATCTGCAGAGTTCAAGAACGAAATCAAAGAACGTTATGGTGAAGGCACGAACCTTTATCGTCAGCAGGTATTGGGTGAAATCTTTGATACAGACGTTGCATCACAGATTATCTTCCGCAATGAATTTCCTGTCACGAAACAGAATTCTGGAGGCAGTCACTATCTGGGATTTGATGCATCTGGTCTTGGTGCAGATAATGATGAAATCGTCGTCATTGATAAATTCGGCATGGTTGACTATACAGAGATGAACCAAGGCGATACGTTCCAGAAGGTATCCGTCATTTCCCGATATAAAGATCAGTATGATATTAAGAACGCATTTGCCGATGGAACAGGTGGTTACTCAACAGGTGTATTAGATGTAGCGAAATCCAAAGGCATAGACATTGAAGGTATCAACTTTGCCCAGAAAGCATTTGAACCTGACCTTTATCCGAATGCACGAACAGAAATGTATCTGGAATTGGCAAGAGCTGTCAAGAACGGCTTCTATGTCAATGATAAGGTTAAGGAAGAACTATTGGCGCAAGGCGTTGCTATTAACCATAGAGGACAGCAGCAACTCCTCCCAAAGGAAGATGTAAAGAAGATCCTTGGGCATTCTCCTGACCTATGTGACGCTGTTGCCCTTGCTGTTTATGCAATGAACCACGACAGCGCAAGTAATACATATAGTGCTAGACAGGCAGCAGATATTGCGGCTAAGTATCTTTATTATCACGGAGCATTATAATGTCACAGAAGGATAAGACCAAATTTCGTGGCTCAAAGAAATGGCGCGACTTCAGGGATAAGAAACGCAAGGAACAGGTAAATGATCCTGTGACCGGAGCAAAGCTAACCCGAATGGCAAATCTTCACCATAAGGATTTGAATGAGGAACACTACGAGGATATCTCAAATGAGGATAATTTCGTATTCCTCAATAAGAAGACGCATGACGTAGTTCACTTCTTCTTTCTCAAATCTAAGCCAACAGAATGGCGTAAACGCATTGAACGTATCATCCCGATATTAGAAGATATGGAGAGGATAAACAGTGGCAATTAAATGCGATAACTGCAATGCTCCTTGCTGCAGACAGATTGGCAAAGTTCGTCAAGATCTTGACAGAGGCGACGGCGCGTGTATCCATTTAGATGATAACTGTAAGTGCAAGATATATGAACACCGTCCATTGATATGTGATACGGATAGACTTTATAATGCATTCTTCAAAGGCATCATGCCAAGAGAGGAATATGATAAACTTAACGCAGATGGGTGTAGAAAGCTACGAGAATCTAATTATTGGGTATAAAGGAGTTTGAAACATGATTTCCCCAAGAACCATCATAACAGAAGCCTGTTCAAGGGTAAATATCGTTCCTCGCCGTCAAGCGGTTCCTGGCGATATTCTTGAAACGGGATTTAGACTACTTCAGGGCATTGTATCAAAGTATAATGCAGATAACCTTCTTGTATGGACACAGAACAGTGTCACCGTTGAGAATAGCCAATTCATTCATATCTATGATGAAACCGATACATTGACGGAACATCCTGATTACGCAAATTGGCAACATGTTCATCTAAAGGATGTAGCAAAGATTAACGCGCTGTATCTGTCAAATGATAATGATTTGCTCCATGCAAAGATGGAATATGTTGCTCCTGCAGACTTTGACCGTTATTCTCAATCTGCACGAGTTTATACATATACTCAGAAATCCGAAGGTGAATGGCTAATTCAGATTAAGCCAATCGTTGCCAGAATGGTAACATATGATATCAAGATCCATTACAATGAAGGCATTCAGCTAGATCTTGATACGGATCTGTTCATTCCGGATAATTACGTTGAATTGCTTATTGTTGCCCTTGCCCATAAGTTGGCATTGCAGTATCCTCGCCTTGACGATGCACAGATGCAGCGACTAGAGAATGAAGTCCGTGTGCTCGTTGATAACGTAAGAACACCTAAAGCAGTTGACCGTATCATTGAAAGAGATGATTATTTCGGATATACCGGACGAATGACTCAAGCCGATTTACTTGGTGGTATGGGTATTCTATAAGGAGGCTGCATGGCATCATCTGTTCATCTAATCCAGAACATAGCCGGAAGCATTACGAAATCCAACTTGATGAAGGTCGGATTAGGCGAATCGTTGAATATGTTCGCCGAACACCAGAACAGCACAGAACATTCAACCGAGCTGTTGATGAGAACGATTCAAGGTGAAGTTCTAGCTGCAAACATTGAAGGCAAATGTAGAGGAATGTATAGGGTATCACGAGGTTATGATAATCGTCCTGTGCTCTATGCAGTATTTGACCATACACTGTATCTCATAAATCAAGATAACACATTTAATGAAATTGCTACTATCAATTCAACGAACACCGAATGCCACATGTGTGAAACCGGTGGTTATGGCTCTGCTCATCCTCATTTGATTATCGTTGATGGTACATCTGTATATGCAGTCAACACCGGTCTATCAATCGGTGACCAGCAGATGGACTTCCGTTCCATTAAACTGCCAACCAGAGTTAACAGCAACATCTCTATCAATCCTACGCACTGTGCATATCTTTATGGTTATCTAATCGTAAATGACGCAGGTACAGATGCTTTCTATACATCATACCAGTATCCATTTGAAATTGAAGATTCTCAGCCTGAAGAATTCTATGTTCAAAGAGCTCAGTTCTGTGCTTGGTGGATGTCACTGACAGACCAGCAGAAACTTGACTATAAGGCGGGTAACATTCAGGATATCTACTACACACAGTATAAGGCATTCATTGATGGAACAGCAGATGATACTCCTGAGAAATACGATATCTTCAGAGTTGATACTGTTCAGTTCGCCAAATACGGCTTCATAACATATTCGGAATGGTGTCCTGATAATACCATTGCTCTATGCAGTAATGGTTCAAAGCTCTATACATTTGGTGAAAGATCTTGGCAGGTATTCTCATATAACGATGATAAGAATAACCCGTTCTCTTCACCTGATAACGCTGCAGGTAACATTGGTATCAAGGCTCCTAACTCACTTGCTATGCTAGGCAATACTGTGCTATGGTTAGGATCATCGGATATTGGTGATAACGGCGTGTTCATGATTACCGATACAGAAATCAAACGCATATCTACTCAAGACATTGAACGTGAAATTACACAGATAGTCAATCCCGAGAACGCATATAGCTCAATCTGGCAAGAACATCAGCATGTATTCTATAGCTTAACATTTGAAGATTCAAAGAAGACATATGTGTATGATGTATCAGAGAATGCATGGCATTACCGCGCATCTTACGACGATAAGAACCATTTGACATATTGGAGATATAATCACGTAACATTTGCATACGGCAAGCAATATGTTGGCGCTAAAGACGCACTTTGCTACATGGATGAGAATAAGTATACCGAACATGATGGAAGAGTAATGTTAAAGATGCGCCGCGGCGGAGTATTGACTTCAAACGATTGCCCGTTCTACATTGACAGCGCAGAACTGATAGTCAATAACGGTCAACATTCGTTCAATGACCAGTATGATAACCTTGAATTGAATCCGAGAGTATCTATCCGTTATACATGGGACGGAGGTAACTTCTCTGATTACGAAGATTATTTCATGGGTAAGATTGGTAGATACGATTACTCAACCACCATTTGGCATTTGGGTATGGGTAAATACTTTACATTGGAAATCTCAACTACCGAACCAATACCGTTCTCTATTGAGAACCTTAAAGTGGCGTTCTCGCCTTGCAGTAATTTCATTTAAGGAGGATGCATGGCAAAGGTTGATGTTAAAGTAATTCGTTATGACCAGTCCAACGAGAACATTGAAGCCTTGAAAGGGCAGTATGGACAGTTAGGTGATAGTAAAGCAACATTTACCATCATCAAGAATTTGCTGTTCATCAACCTTCAAGGGGGCGCAAAGTATCAAGATGCAAAGCTACCAACCGTATATGATGGCTTTATTCAACTATCAAACGGTGGTAGAGTTGCGATAAAGGATTCTACATTGAACTGCGACATTCCAAATAACGTCAATGGATTTGGCGTATTGGTGTTGCAGAAGTGGAACTAATAATTTAGGTAAAGGAGATTAAACAGTGGCACCTCTTGTAGCAGCAGCAATTATTGGAGCTGGAGCTTCACTTGCGAGTTCCGGCATTCAATCATATTCACAATATAAAGCTGCAGAAGCTGAACGCAAAGCACGCGAAGACGCAGCAAAGCAGCTAAGACAGCAAGGACAGCTAACCGACAACGAATACAGACAAGTACTTAATCAGATAAATTCTTACTATAACAACCGTGGTTCTTTGGGAACACAGGCTGATGTTAATGAATATAAGCAGGCATTGGCAAACTATAATCCTGAAGATTACGCTGCAGATGTTGGACAGTTCCAGTACGATAAGACTAAAGAAGATTTCGTAAATCCTTATTACAGTCAGATCATTGGAGATACAGCACAGAGCATTCAGCACACAGCTGCAGGTGCAGGTTTGGGACGAGGCACAGGAGCTGCTTTGAACATTGCGAAAGGCGTTACCGAGAAGAGTGACCAGCTATATCGCACTGCAATGCAGGACTTTGCCCAGGATCGTAACTTTGCATATCAGCAGTATCAGGACGCCATTACGAATAACCAGAATCGTCTGAATGCCTTGAATACCGCAAATCAGTATAAGATTGGCCTTCAGGGTAACCTTGCTCAGGATTACTTCAATACTCAGGATAACCGTATGAGTGACATCCTTCAGGCTCAGCAAGATAGATTGGCTGCTCAACAGGCATACGGTACAGCGATGGCTGGACTCTATTAAGGAGATTGAACATGGGAATTTATAATCGTGATAATGTTGACTACCAGGGCATGATTGCGAACATGCTTGCCAACAGAGAGCGCGGTGCACAGATTCGTTCTAATAACATTCGTGCTCAAGGCGATATCTGGGGCAACACCGTATCCAACCTTGGCAACATTGCTTCATCTACTATTCTGAAGATGGATGAACAGGACCGTGCTGCACAGCAACAGGCATTGGAGAATTCATGGAAGCAGCAACAGATTGACTTCCAGAATCGTCAACTCGAACAGCAGAAAGATCTGCAGTTGAAGCAGATGGCTCTATCTAGGGATCTTGCTGGTCAACAGAAAGCTGAGGCTGCTGCTGCAAATCAAGATGAGAACATGAAGAACTGGCAGATTGCCAACGCAAGGTTGAATGCAGCAAAGGCTAAGTATGGAAGATCTGCTGGTGACCCTGCTGCTCAAGCCGAATACGCAGATGCAATGTTCACCGAACAGTATTGGCGCAAGAAGGCTGGTGTTGCAGTTCCGGAAATGACACCTACTGCTCCTGTTGAGGCTGCTGCTCAGGCAGAAGGTCAAGTATTGACTAATGAAGATAAGGTCGCAAGATTCAAAGAAGCTCTTGCCGGTGAATGGACCAATGAAGCAAAGGCTAATGCTGAAGCAATCCGCGAGGAATTGAAGAATGATCCTAAGCTTTACGCCGACCTTGGTACTGAACTAACGAAGAAAGGCAAGACCAAGGAACAGAGAGCTGACGCTGCTGCAACTACATTGAAGAATGACCAAGCAACGTTCTCTAAGATGAATACATTGCAGAAACGTGCATTCCTTAAGGACAATCCTCAATATACTGCAACCGGCGGCAAACTAGCATGGGCTAAGAAGAAATAAGGTATAACATGGCATCAAAGATTAAAGAGAAGATTCTTGACGAGCTTACGGAGATGTATAATCTCACCGACAGTGAGACAAAGCAGAGTCTACTTCTTTCGCTCGCCGACGCTATTGATAAGCAAGAAGACGATAGAAACATACGCAATATCCTTTGGGCTAACCGTGACCTTACTATGCGTATGTTTACTGGACCTGAATTTCAGGTCATGCCTTCCGTGGGTGAAATCGTTACATCCAATCCTCCTTCCGATACATTGAACTATGAGAAGGAATTTGGTAAAGACTGGTACAAGAATCCATCAAACATTCCACTGTCAAAGATTCAGTTCCTGGCAGATAAGAATGGACTTGATTGGAAACAGGTAGATCGTGACATGGCAAATCAAGCAACCGCTATGCAGCGTGATGATATTGCTCATGGCCGTTGGGATCCTTCTTTGCCTATATCAGAGAACCTGAAGCGTGAAGTTAGCGGCACACTGTTGACTTTATTCGGACGCCGTCAGCAAGAAGCTATTGCACGAGGTGAAGAACCATCGGCAAAGGATTATGCTGGTGACATTGCAGAGAACAGCCTATATGCAGTGCCTTGGGGTAGAGCTCTTGGTGCTGTTGCGAAAGGCGGTAAGGTTGCCAAAGTATTGACAGGTCCTGGTGCTCAATATGTTGCAGGCAATGCTGCTGCTCCTATTGCTGCAGAAGCCTATGACGCTGCAGTATATGATGAAGAGAATCCTAGAGGAAACTTTAGCATTGGTGACGTAGGAACAGGTATAGCTACCAACATGGCAGCTCCTGTCGTTCTACAGCGTCTTGGTGGAAAGGTAACTCGTTATGTTCCTATCGTTGAGCACATGAATGAAGGTGGTATGATTACTGCCAAATCTCAGGCTCAGATTGCCAAGGATATGGCAAAGAAACAAACTCCGATGAGCCAAGCACAAGGAGCAAACACAAAGATTGAACGTGCCCTTGCCGGCAAGCAGTATAAGCACATGCCAGACGAAGCAATGCGTGAAACTGCTGCAAAGTTCAATGCCGAAGATAAGAAGATATATGACGCCGTATTGAAGAAGATCCGTAATAAGGAATTGCTTACACAGGATGAATGGAAATACGTTCAGTCAGGCGCTCATCCGGAATTGGGTGATTTCTATAACCTACAGTTCAATCCTAAGAAGGTTCCTACCGGCGCCTCACTTGCTGCCGAAGAATCTGTTAAGAGCCTTATCACTAACGAAGCTCCTAACATTATCGGTGATGAATCATTGCCTTGGTATACCAGAGTTCCTGGCGGCATTATGTATTACAGACATGCTAAGGAACAGGAAGAAGAGGAGAAACAGCGCCAGAAAGAACAGGACATTGAAGATAAGTGGAAGATCCGCTTTGGAGTGAAATAACATGAGATCATTTGATACATGGTTAAGATATAGGGATAACGAGAACCATTACCTACATGGCTGTATTGAGTTCATGGTTCGTGATGGTAATACTCCTGCGCCTATCTATGACCAAGATGGCGTTGAATTGAGCAACCCTCAGATTACCGATGAGTACGGAAGAACGGAACATCAAGTATTCATTGAAGAAGATGTTACTGTGTATTTCTATAAGTACATTGGCACCGGCAGTCTTGAAGAAGAACAGGCTCTTGGCATTGATACACATGATCCATCTAAATGGGCACTGCAGTATACCTGTGAGAACCAGGCTAAGTATGATATTCATTTGACTTCTAACGCAGCAGACTGTGTGGCAAACATTGCAGCACTGCGTGATTTGGATCCTGCAGAAGTTCCGACTATTGGTGGTAAGAAGGTTATTACTCTGTTGGGTTATTACACCTTGGGCGATAAAGAACCGATTAACTATGTGTGGGATCCTCTTCAGACTCACGCAGATACCGGTGGTTCATACATTGCCAATAACGAAATTCTAACAGGACGTTGGGTAATGGTGCAGCCAACAGAACACTGTGACTCAAGACACTTCGGTGCATTCCCATCCAACTCTTCAAACATGGCAGACCAAACATTCCAGATTGGTCAACTATTTGCATACTGTTCTGTTGCAGGTATTAGACCTTACTTCAATGGTTCAACAGACTATCGTTGGTTCAAGTATTCCAACCTGAACGTTATTGCAGAATACATTGACGTAACAGAAGAAGCACGCTTCTATGATCTTGGCACCGATAATACCATTCAAGGTGAATGGAACGGTAACCCGCACTTTACTACAGGTAATACCAATGTTAAGGCAAAGAACGTTAAGACATCGTGGAACGCCAAATCATATCTCAACTATGAGAATGTAATCATTGATGCAAATACACCGCAGAAGGTATGGGCAAACGCATTCATTGATGTAAGGGTAAATCCTCTATACGGATATAGCTTTGACCACTGCACATTTGCAGAGAATGGTAACATTGGTTCGGATAACGTTAATAACATCAATAACACATTCAATAACTGTAAGTTGAATGAAAGAATGTTTATCCTTGATGGTGACTATTCGGTATCTCTCGCCGGTCTATGCACCAACTGCCAGATTGACATGGATGACTTCCGTAACTCAATGTGGCTGTATAAGCAGATCCGTCAGACGATGGATGGCGATGCATTCTTTGACTTCCGCAACATGCCTAACGTTGGTAAGCCAATTACGAACTGGGCAGCAAATAAGATTACATCGGATACCATCTGGGTAACGAACATGAAGAACCTTTACGCTAACCGTTATCAGTTAGAGGACCTTAGCGACCAGGTTACGCAATACGTGTTGGAGAACTGCGTAGGTTACTACAGCATTCCTGCCGGTATGCAGGTTACTCTCCTTAACTGCTCTGTTAAGTTGAGACTTGCTGCTGACGTCGTTATTTCTGCAACAGGAAGTAACATTACATTAGACGAATCATACGTTCATACAGCAAATAATAACCCGACTATCTCGCTACGTAACTCTACATTGAACGGTGAGTATGAAGGTGCCTACAGATGGAAATCATTCACATCATATAACTCAATCATTATGTGTGCAACAGAAGCAATGAACTGTGTGGTTAAAGACTCACAGATTAATGCAACATTGCGTCTAATTGCAGAACCTGGTACTCCGAGAGATGTTACATACTTGATGGGAACAGTTACAGTAAGTCACTTTATTCATGGCTATCTCGATAATAACATCTTCAATGCTGGACTCGTCATTGACGGTCAGTCGGCAAACACCATCTTCGGTGCATCTGATGTATTGGTTGACTCACTGATTATTCAGAATAACAGAAGCAACCTTACTAACGCTCAGGCTTGGGGTATTTCTCGACTTGGCTGTATGAATTCCGATGCTTTGAACTACTACACATTCGTGAATAACACCGGTGGATTTGAATGTTCTTTGGAAATGCATCAAGTACCTATCATTCCTGGTGGTACATTGGTAACAGATGCATCTAACGGTATGTTGACAGAAACTCTTGGGATGCTCATCGAGTCAATTCGTTGGGGTACTAACATTTCAACGAACCCTGACAGCCCTTCTTATGCCGATACTATGCAGAACTATTTCACTAAGATGAGAATGTTCGTTATTGGTCAGTATGATGCAACTGTTCATCTGGAGTTTGAACTCATTGATAACCCGGGAATTGGTGGACAGCGTTCAGGCGATGATCCTATCTATCTAAGCCCTAACGTCAACTACGTTGCAGAAGGTGGAACGATTTATAACTATGCATCGTCTATCTATGGTCCGTCAGTAGTTCAGGCTCGTCTATCTACTTACGCTAAGTATCAGTCTGGAACGATAGATCATACTCAGAACTTTATCGTTCCTGACCTTGCTAAGGATCCTAACTCCGTCACAGATGAATGGCAGATCCGTAACTTCATCTTGGGTAAAGGCCCAGGTTGGTTCTCAGGCACGAACGTTAACTGTTCCTTGAGAATCCGTCAGTTGGATAAGAAAGGCTAATTATTGACTGTAAAGAGGTTATTACATGGAAGAATTAGATATCATAGAACAGTGTGGTTCCTTCCTAGCGAAATCTGATAAGCGTTTCTCTCATACCATTGACAGAGCAGTTAATGATATGAGACGCTATTCGGGAAACTTCTGGGATACAGAATACACCAAGAAGTATAAGAGAAAGAACAGAACCAATCTTTCTTTGAATAACTGGAATCCAATGGCAAATGCAATATGTTCACCGATCTCAAATTCGCCGTGGCATATTGAACTAACGAATAAGCAGAAAGAACTTGAAATCGTGCAGGAAGCCATAGATAAGATTGAAGCTGATACAGATACCAAGACTGCACTATGTGATGCATTTCGTAAGGCCGTATTGACAGGATACGGCTTCTTAGTGGTTACTACCGTTGAAGATGAATATACCGGTGAACCACGCATTCTTGTTGAATCTGCAAGTCACATTGATGCAATAGCATTGGATCCTAACGTTACTACTCCTGAAGCGAGTGACGCAGAAGAAGGTGCTGTCATCAATTACATGTCGTTGAAGAAAGCAAAGCGTCTATACGGCGATGACGTAGTTCCTCTATCATATCCTGATATGGAATGCTCAATCGCTTTCTCACGCTTTAGCCAATGGGAAGTGCCAGAAGATTCTGTCGCAGTTATTTCGTATTTCGTAAAGAATGATCATAACACAGTTACATACCATAAGATCGTTGGTGATAAGGTGGTTGAAACTGTTGACCTTCCAATTCGCTTTATTCCTATCATTCGTCTATGCGGTAATGAAATCTTTGAAGAAGATGTGATTAACTATAACGGCATTATCCAGCAGACATTGACATTGGAACTTGGTGCAAACATTGCATATTCTTCTCTGATTGAAAGAGTGGGAAGATCTGCTAAGGCAAACATTATGGCAAACGTTGATGCCATTGATGGACTAGAGAAGAACACTGCAGCAATGAACCAGGATGACACAGTTGCTATTCTTTGGAAGGGTGAACATCAACCTGTGTTGCTACAGGAAGGATTCCAGACAGGTGACCTTCAGGCAACCATCTCTACATGCCGTACTTTGATGGAAGATACCTTGGGTATTCCCCTAACAGGTATCGTTGACCAGCGAGAAAGAACTGCAACAGAAATACTCCGTCAGGAAACATCAAAGGAATCCAATACAGCGTCTTACTATAATAACGCATATAAGGCAATGAGATTGCTTGGCAAGATTACTATTGAGTTGCTCAATAACGGTACAGATCTGCAGTTTACACTTGAGAACGGTCCGTCTGTTATTACGAGAGAAATGAAGGCACGTCAGGAATTGACTGCAATGGCAACGGTAATGCCTGAAGAAATGAAGCCTATCTTGGCAAAGTATTTCGCAGATACATTGAAGAATGATCTTGGTGATGAGTTGAGCGATAACATCGTGGCAAATCTTCCTCCCAATATCAGATTCATTACTGCTAATCAGGATCCGGCTGCTGTACATATCATGAACCAGATGCAGGCACAGCTAGATGAATCTCTCGCTCAGTTGGAATTGAGCCGTCAGGAAGCTGCAGAATTGAAACGCCAGCTTGATGCCGCACAGCTCTCAATGATGAACCAGAGAGAACAGCGAGTGCTTGACTTCAATAAGTTCCAGATTTCTGAACGTGATAAGATGATGCTTGAAACAGCCAAACTTGAACAGAATGGCGTTAAGATTGATAACGACGCAATGTTGAAGCAACAGGAAGTCAACATCAAGGCTGCCGAAAGCGAAGTGGCTAAAGCACAGGCTGAAACCGACGCAGAAGTAAAGGCACAGGAAGCATACGTTGATGGAGCCATTGACGGCAGTGCTGCTGTGTTGGACGAATTGACCGGGAGGTAGTTAAATGCTATTCAGAGTTCTAACAGGTGCAGGATATGGAGGTAACTCTGGCGCCACGGGTAACCGTGAGGCTAGGGTTATTCAGCCACTATCTGAACGCAGAATGATGCTTTCGTCAATTCCTGATAGCGTCGTTGAAGCAGATGAAGATAACCTTTATAACTACGTTATGAGCATGCCTGAAGGCCCGGCAAAGGAAATCGCTATTGATGAAATGATGACCGAACGCATGAGTCCAAAGTATTGGTATGGTGATGAAACACCAAGAGACCATACATTGCGTTCCTCATCTTCATGGGTAGGGGATCTTGATTATGATCCTAATACAGGTGTGCTAAGGATGGGCAAATACATGGTCATTGCAGATCCTGCCGATGTAACCCGAGTATTGAATGGTAACTATCATACAACAGGCTCCGTTGGTAGATCTTTGATTAACCTTTGGCGCAACCAGGGATTTGGCGATAATTACGGCAAACCGTTCGTGTAACCTGCCCTAATAATTTGTTTAGAAGTGGAACGGGGCTGCTTCTAATCTTTCTACCCCGGCGAAGGACGACACCTTATGTCAATGTCAACAGAACAGGCTCTTGCCTGTATGCATCCTGAAGTGGATGAAACACCGGCTAAAGAAACCGAAACTGCAGTTGAAACCCCATCAGTGGAAACTCCAGCCGAGGAATCTAAATCAGAGAAGGACGCCGCTTCTCCTGAAGATAAAGCTGATAAGACCAATGACGGCAAGTCAAATGACGGCGTTGAACCTAAATCGGAAGAAACCAAGGTAAGTGATGAGACCAAGGTTGCTAACGACGATAAAGTTGAAGTCAAAGCGGATAAGAAGAAAGATACCCTTTCTCAACGTGACTATGCGTTTATCCGTGAGAAGAATAAGCGTAAAGAACAGAAAGCGAAATACGAAGCTCGCATCAAGGAACTTGAAGCAAAGCTGAAGGAACGTGAGGGTCTCGAAGAATCTCACTTCACCAAGCCTGATGGTTCACCTGATCCGACTGCATATGTTCGTAATGAATTTGCGAAACGTGATATGCAAGATGAATTGAAGCATATTCGTGAGCAAGATCTAAATGAACAGGAACAGTTTGATATTGAGCAGGATAGAATCATTACAGAACATTGCTTCCAAGGCGAAGAACTTAATCAGTATCGCGACTTGATTGCGAATAATGGTAGGGCATTCATGGAAGCAATCCAAGAGAATGATCCGAATAACGTCGTGTTGAACTATCTTGATACTTTGCAGGAATATCCAATCGTGCTAAGACAGCTCATGACCGATATGCCTACATTGAGACGCCTATTCAGAAGCAGGGATCCTGAAGCATTGAAGTATAATGTACGCGTCATTGCAGATGAAATCCTTGAGAAGCATCACGCACCTAAAGTGGAAACCCCCAAGGTAGAAACACCGGCGGTTGAAACTCCAGCGCCTGCTGCTAAACCCAACATTCCCGTCATTGGGAAGCAAATCAGTTCACAGGGCAATAGCTCTTCATCGGGATCTCTCTTGAAGGACTATAGCTCAATCAATCATTATTTGGCGACACATCGTTATCGCTAAACAGGAGAAATAAATTATGGCAAATGATTTCAAGACTAACCGCAGGGCAGAACTCGTTCTTATCCGTTCTGCAGAAGCTGCTCCGTATCTAACCGTTGGTTCCGAACAGTATTGTAAGGACCAGCTCGTTGGAAAGCGCAATGGACAGAGCTACGAATTCGTTATTCGTGACGCTGGTGAATATGTTGAAGGCATGGACATTACCGGTCATGTGTCTGACCTCGTTGAACGTAAGGTGACCAAGAACATCAAGATTGGTAACGTTGCTATCAATACCAATCTGTTGGAGAAGGTGACAGACGTTAACTGGGATAAGGAAATTGCAGTTAAGCAGGGTGAGAAGCTTGCTAAGGGTCTCGTTGAAGGCGTTCTAGCTGACGACCTTGGCCTCCAGAACACTGCATTCGTGGGTGTTGGTTATCTCCCGCTGTTCAAGGCTTCCAACTTCTTGACCTCTATCTCTAACGAATCTCAGTACGCATTCGTTGATTCTCAGATGGAATCTATCCTTCGCGCTGCTGGTCAGGCATTCACTCCGAAGGCTGACGTTGAACCTCGTTTCCAGAAGAACCTCAAGGGAACCATTGCCGACGCAGAAGTGCGTGTACAGCAAGGCTTGCCTACTTTGGTAATCTCTGAAGATCTCGCTAACGAATTGGCATCTGCAACTATCTCGAGCTACACTCCGGGTGTAACTGCTGACGTGATTGCTCTTTCTGGCGTAACCGAAACCATTCCGGCTGGTACTCCGCTATTCGTTGAAGGCGTTTATGCTACCGACCTCGTTGGTGTTAAGACTTCTACCTTGAAGGCATTCATTGCTATTGAAGATGCTACTGCTGGATCTGTCAAGGTTCGTCCGGTTGATTTCGCTGGTCAGGGAACTAAGGAAGCTATCAACGCTGATGGTTCTGTGGTTACTGCTACTGGACTCGCAAGCAAGAAGCTCGTTAACTCTCTCAAGGCTGGTACATACTACACAGGTATGATCCGCGTGGCTGGTGCATTTGAATTTGACACCTTGCCTGAACTTGACTGGTCTAACGCTGACAGCCGCGTAAGCTCTCCGGAAGGCATCACAATGCATGAAGGTCGCGCTGTTGACGTAATCAGCGGTACCAACAAGACTCGTTGGGCAATCGCAGCTGTGGCTGGTATTGTCGAACCGAGAGGCGTTGCATACGTCTGCATCAAGGACGCAACTGCTAATTTGATTACTCAGTAATCTGAGCTGAGCCGGCATCAAACACCGGCTCCTGGTTCACCCTACATTAATTCCCCCGGCAAACTGTCGGGGGATTTCTGTTTATTGTAGAACGTCAATGTATTTCTGAATGTTATTATCAAGCCATCGTTTATTCAAGTAGTCCCACTGCCACTTCAATATCTCGTCGTAATGCTCAGAAGCGCGGTCTACAATGAATTGTATAGCCTTACTGGTGGATCCCACAGGTATCTTCTGATAGGGATGAGCACCACTATATGGAGAGCCTGGAAAGTCACTGCAGAGGCATACTCGACCAACAGCAGCAGATTCCAAATACTTCAGGTCACTCTTACATGTATTGAATACGTTCTCAGCAAGTGGCGCCAGAATGAACTTAACATTGCGTGTTTCCTGATAGAATGCCGTTGCATATGCAGTCAATCGTGTAGCAGGGTAGTTCTTAATTGGCTTGATGAAATATGGAACAGTAGATTTGACAATGACCTTCTTATTCGCAAGGAAGTGAATGAGGTTCTTATCAAAGTCACCCGGTTTCTTATTGATGTTATCATAATGAGTCCATGAACCAGCATAATAGAAGATATCTTCATCAGGTCTCCTTGTCTGAGGGAAGTACCATTCCTTATAGTTCAACATGTTAGGGATAACCGTTATCTTTGAAGGGTCAACGAATTCCGACAACGAATCCTTGAGGATTTCTGTGCTGCATGTAACCTTATCTGCCAATCTATCAAGGTTCTTCTTTAGCCCTTCTGTGTTTGCTTTGGTATCAATCTTCAAACGACAGAGGTTGTAATCAGGCAGTCCTTCGCCTTTATATTCCCAAATCAAATCGTCAAAGTCAACGATAAGTTTCTGATGGCTTTGTTCCTTCCACTTGATTAGTTTCTCCTGCATCTCTTGTGTTGTGATACGCTGTGTATATGTAATTTCTTGTCCGATAGCACGCCATTTGCCCCACGGTGAGACAACAACATCACGATTGAGCAACTGCAACATGTTGCCTTGCTGTATCATTCTGTAGTATCCACAGCCTCCGTTATCCGCTGGAACAATGTTAATGAATGGTCCTTGTACCGATTTAACTTCTTGTGTCATTTGTGTTTACCTTATGTGATAATGTTTCATCCATGTAAAGCAGATACTCTTCTTCACAGTGTTCTTTGATTTCTTGTTCTTTGCGGAATGCATCAGCCTTGCCTGTGTAGTAATGACACGCAGATGTATACCCAATACGATATGCATAACTATACAGTTTACCTTTCTCAGGATTGAATAGACGTAACCCAGGCAACATTTCAAAGTATTGCTGCTCAAGGATTTCTTCTTTCTCATAGTTAGGCTTATTCTTGAATTTCGGTCCTTCCATAACTATAAGGCACATAGTCAATATGTAAAGGCCATAACGATCATTCTCTAATTCTGTTAACTGTTCACCGTTCTTCAATTTGATAACAAGATGTTCAAAGTCTGTCATGTCAAGATCATAATAGCGACAGAAATCAGGATTAAGGAATGATATATCTCGACGTTTCCTATGCGGATCTTTCCAGCGAGGTAGTACCATAATTAACTCCTTTCTATATTTAGGGGAATGTCTAATTATTGAATTGACATAAACCATGCCTGCTACGCTTTGGAGGAAAGGAATAGCATGATTAACGATTTAGATATAGTTCAGTGGGGATATCTCCTTGACCCCGCATTTCAGTTGGTTAACAGCGCCGGTAAGCCGCTGACCAACGGATACATTGAAGTATACTATCACGGTACACGAAATAAGTATTACTGTGCAAGTGACTTTGATGGTACATTACATCCATTTAAGATTCCATTAGATTCCCTCGGATCCAATATCGTGTTGGCAGATCCGGGTTATTCTTACGACATTTACATCTATAATGCATTTGGTTCTCTCGTGATGAGCCGCTATAATGTCACACCAGGTAAGGGTGGCGAAGGTTCAGGCGGAGGTGGAGTACCTGGTTCAGAAATGCCTGAACATTGGTTGGGCATGTATGGCTCTTCTATCCAGATTCCTGGAACAGAAGCGGGAACTACATTGCCGGTGCCAACAGGCGACAGTGTTGACTACGAAGGCGATTTCATTGACCACATTGAAGACAACAAGTATATCTACCTGAAGGAAGGTTTATATCTTGTTGAATGCGTTATCCGTTTCGAGCAGTCAAGCTCAGATTTGAAGAACGAGCTCGGCGAAGTATTGGTATACACCGGAAGAGGCAACGCCAACGAAGACCGTGCATGGCAGGAAGATCTTTCTGGTCCTGATGCAAATGGCAATCGTCACTGTTTGAAGATGAGCTTTATCCGTCTTGTTCAGGACGGTACCCATCATGGTGATTCGTCTGTGCTTTACTTTGCTCCGGGTTCGCCTGTAAATTGGTCATGGGCTCAAATCCAGAACCTTTCTATCGTTAAGCTTGAAGCTGGCGGCGGTGCTGCTTATAAGTATCTCCCTGGCGACTACATCACCATTGACAACCGTATCATTTCTGTAACTGGACTTCTGCCTGAATCTGCTTCGGCAAACTTTGTAACGAATGATGCATTCAATGAAACCGTAAACAACATCTACGGCGACATCAATAACGTTTCTTCTATTATTGAAGGTGACATCAATACAGCAACGTCTGTAATTGAAGGACAGATAACCAACATCACAGGTGACATTGTAGACATTCATAACGACATCACCTATGTGTCTGCTGCCGTTCAAGAAGCAACAGTTTCAGGCATTACGCGTCACGAACTTACTGCTGTATCTAGTGTCCTTGAGAACGATATTCAAACGGTGTCAGCAGCAATTCCTGAATTGCCTCAGGAAGAAGAAGTTGAGTTTGAGGAACTGGATGTTGACAGCTTTGCTACACATGACGAAGTTGCCGGTGTCTCTGCAACGATTGAAGGCGACATCCTATCTGTTTCAACAGTCATTGAAGGTGACATTCAGACAGTGTCATCTGTGTTGGAATATGTGTCTGGTGCCGTATCTGGATTTACAGGTGACTTCGTTGTTTACACAGGTTCTGACTATGATGATTTCGCACAGTATTCTCAGCAGATCATTCAGGATGTAAATGACGGCAAAGTTGTTGCATTGCATGTACATCACACAGAGAATACCGATTGGGTAAATCGTTATGGTTGGCCTTGCTATAATGAAGACGTTGATGGTCTAGCATATAAGTGGGTATTCGGACCATATACACATGATAATAACAAGCAGTGCCTTGTATTCACTACATACAATCATAATATCGGTAATTGGTACTATGAAGTTAAAGATACCAATGCCGACTGGAATGCAGTTTCAGGTTTCGGTCTAATCCTTAATAAGCCTGACCTGTCAAACTTTGTTTCTAATGGTGAACTTGAAGCCGTTACATCTGTTATTGAAGGTGACATCCAGACGGTGTCTGCTGCTGTTGATTCCGTATCTGCTGCATTGCCGGAAACAGAAGAAGTTACATTTGAAGAACTAGATGTTGACTCGCTGGTTACCGATGATGATCTATCTGCAGTAACAGCTGTTATTGAGAATACCATTGAAACTGTGTCTAGCACACTTGACGATAAGATTGATTCTGTATCTGCATCACTACCCGATACAGAGGAAGTTACATTTGAAGAACTAGATGTTGACAGCTTTGCTACACACAGCGAAGTCTCTGCAGTTGCAGGCGATATCTCGGCCGTATCCACAGAAATAATGAACATTGTGGAAGGTGTTAGCGCAACTATTGAAGGTGACATTCAAAGCGTCTCAACCACTATAGAAGGCGATATTTCGTCTGTCTCGACTGTATTGCAGAATAACATTGAAGGTGTATCTGCAACAATCATCAATAACATTGAAGGCGACCTTGTAACTGTTTCAACAGTATTAGAAGGTGACATCCAAACTGTGTCCGCTGCACTTGACAATGTGTCTGCATCAATCCCAGAATTGCCTCAGGAAGAAGAGGTTGAATTTGAAGAACTAGATGTTGACTCACTTGTTTCCGACAGCGATCTAACTGCAGTAACATCTGTTATCGAGAATACCATTGAAACTGTATCTGGTACATTGGATGATAAGATTGACGCTGTATCTGCTGCCGTTCCTGCAGCACAGGTAAATGCTGACTGGAACGCAACATCTGGAAAGGCAGAGATACTCAATAAGCCGGATCTGTCTGTATATGCAACACACGACGAAGTTGCAGGAGCAACATCTGTTATTGAGAACACTATTGAAGGCGATATCGTTACTGTCTCAACTGTATTGGAAGGCGACATTCAAACAGTTTCTTCGGCACTTGATTCTGTATCTGCTTCTATTCCTGATGCTCAAGTTCAGAGTGACTGGACGGAAGCTGATGACACTAAGAAATCATACATTCAGCACAAGCCTGTATCTAAATCATTGGTTGCAGGTGATAACATTCACTTGCTTGAAACAGCAAGTTCTGTAATCATTTCTTCTGACAATGGTCCGGTAACAGGAATGGCAACGGAAGCAGAACTTATCGCTGTATCCGGAACATTGGATGATAAGATTGACGCAGTATCGGCAGCGGTACCTGCGGCTCAAGTTAATGCCGACTGGGATGCAGTATCGGGTAAGGCTGAGATCCTTAACAAGCCTGATACATACGGTTTGGTTGCAGGTAGCAATGTTACTATTGCTGTTAGCGGCGATGATCTGATTATCTCCGCTGTTGGCGGTGGCTCAGTAACCGGAGCAGTAACAGAGGCAGAACTTGCTGCTGTATCCGGTAATTTGGAAAGCGACATTCAGACTGTATCTGCAGCAATTCCAGCAGCACAGGTAAACAGCGACTGGAATGCTACAAGCGGTGTTGCAGAAATCTTGAATAAGCCAACGGAAACAGATGTTATCGCAGGTGAAGGTATTACTATTACAGAAACTGCAAGTGGTGTCATTATTTCATCTACCGGTGGTGGCACTGGTGACGTAACAGAAGCAGAACTCATTGCTGTATCTGGACGGCTAGAAACAGATATCCAAACTGTGTCTGCGGCTATGCCTAATCCTTTGACAGCTGGCAACGGTATAGATATTACCAATGATACTGTGTCGTTGAACAATCCGATAAATGTTGTCGCAGGTACAGGTTTGTCTGCAACACAATCAGGCGATGACTTGATACTTGCCGTTACCGGAGGTGGAGGTTCAGATGTTACTATGGCGGATCTTGTTGCTGTTTCTGGAAACCTTGAAGGTGACATCCAAATCGTATCTGCTGCAATTCAAGGTGGCGGAACAGCATATCAGGCTGGTGATTATATTTCCATTTCAGGCAATACTATTTCAGTAACTGGATTAGATAATTCTGATATATTCTGGGTAACATCTGACAGTATTCAGAAAGATGTGGTTGATGCATATAATGCTGGTAAACGTCTATTCTTTACTTCTTATGGCAAGTCTTATCCGCTTGCATATGTTAATATCATTAGTACTCAGTATTACTTCTACTTCTGGGGATTCTATAATCCTCAGCAATCAACACCGAATCATATATGGGCATGGAAAGTATTCTGCTGGAGCACAGGAACATCAACTGTAGATACTTCAGGGAGCGGCATGATTGATTTACGAGCAAACTGGAATGAAACTAATTCGCTTAATCCAAGTTATATTCAGAATAAACCTGATCTATCTGTATATGAAACTAAAGCTGGAAATGCTGCGGTATCTGCTATTCTTGAAGCAGACATTCAAACTGTATCTGCAGCAATTCAAGGTGGCGGAGGTTCAGATGTTACTATGGCAGATCTTGTTGCTGTGTCCGGTAACCTTGAAGGTGACATTCAGACTGTATCTGCAGCAATACCTGATGTTTCCGTATATGCAACAGAAAGCGAACTTCAAACTGTGTCAGCGGCAATTCCTCCTGCACAAGTCCAAGCAAACTGGAATGAAACTAATACATCATCTAAGGCATATATCCAGAATAAGCCAACAATACCTACACTTTCAACATTAAATACTGCAGGTATTACAGATATTCAACTTGTTAATGCGCTGCCGGCATCACCAGTATCTTCTGTTCTTTATTTGATTCCGGAGACTTAATATGAGTATTATATTAGGAAATACTACAGCTGGTGCCTTATATCTTGGAAGTACCAAGATAGGCACAGCTTATCTTGGTAGCACACAGATTCTTAAATCTGCTCCATCTAGTCCTTATTATTGGTTGTCATACCTTGACCAACGAGATGCAAATGAGAATTTCAAGACAGACGTTAATGAAATTAACTATACATTATATGGGTATTGCTCAACTGCGTCTAGGCTTGAATACATGACTTATGGTACCATTGCATCGTCTGATATTGATGGTATGATGCCGGCATCATATGTTGGACAACATTACATAACTAATCCAACTAACTATGCAATGGAGACTAAGTCTAGATCATGTATACCAGCTGATGTAAAGGAATGGACTGTAGGATATTGGTGGAAACCAACTGGCACACAAACATCTGAAACAGCATCAACCATATTAAAGTCAAACTTGATGAACCCAGGAAATGTAGCAAACGGTAATAGTGCATTTGGTACAGTATCTAGAATTGCCTACAGCGTTGGCGACCTTATGAGCATTAAATCTGTCAGTGACTCATATACAGCTGGAACAGACACAACATATACAAGTGGTTCATCATGGCGTTGTTATAAGATTACAAACTTAACTAATGGGTGGCGTTACGTGCATGTATATTACAACAGCGAAACAAGCACGATGGAATGGTACATAAATGGTGTTAAACGTTTAACATGTAAATTGTACTCGCCGCATTGGGGCTTAACACCTGACTCTACGTATGGTGAATCATTCTTGGTTAGATGGTCATGTTTGCGCTTCGGGATGGCTGGACCGAATGGAGCCCCAAGCTCACCGGGTGCTGGACGCAAATTGTGTGAATTGGTAGTTTATAAAGGCAAAGTATTGACCATTCCGACTGCGCCTTTGATTAACAATCTGTAAAGTGCCAATCGTACCGGCATAAATATAGAAATAAGGAGAAATAACAATGTCAACAGTTTATACATTAAACGGTAAAGTATTAAAGAACGCAGCCAACGACAAGTGGCTCGCAAAGAAGGAAGCGCCTGCAGGATTCGTGATGAATGCAAGTAATGTTACTATAACTGTCGATAGTAGTGGGCAGGTAGCTTACCTGGCATGGCAAGGTCCAGCATATCCAAATGGTTATAATGGAGAAGGAAAGCAATTTATAGTAGTAAATAATAACACTAATGAATTTGTTTATGCAGATAGTGCATTTATGTATACGACGGACCCCTCCAGTGGAGGACCTGATGCTATTGCTAAAGCCAATATATCGACTAATAGCACCGGTACATTAATTGCTAATCAAATACCATTAACCTATGGTTACGGAGCATATTTGGCCGTTGCTTTAAAGCCTGTCATTTATCCAATAACAGAGGAACAAGCACAAGAATATGCTGCAAATCTTACAATCACAATATTGGATCCATAATGTTAAAGTTCAACAGCAACATTCTAAAGTGGAACGGCAAGTGGGGTAATGCTGTAGCTACTCCTGAACCGTCGTCTGTATTGGATGATATGCAGTTCATCTATCTGGCAAATAACTTTGATGGAACATCTATCCCAAATAGCACAAGAAATGCTAATACGGATATGAGCGAATACCTGGCTGCAGGAACACTGACAAAGAATGGTTCAGGCTCAAATTGCTATCTGACAAATAATGTTAACTACAATAACTATCTTTATACCACAATTACATCTGCCCAACTTGAGAAGATGAAAGCTGAGAATAGTGTCTATACATTCTTTGTTCGAGTTATGCAAGACACTTCAACAGCTACCGGCGGAATTATTTCATGGAGATGGAATGGCGGCGGATATATCTATATGTTACGTTGTGTGAGCAAACGTCTGCAAATACATACAACAGGCGGAAATACATTAGGTTCAGATTTCAGCTTAGAAACAGATAATGTCTACAAGGTAGAAGTAAATGCAAGTATAATTACTGCTAAGAACTTGACAACAGATGTAAGCACCATTGCATCAACTGTAGCAAATACACGCACAATGGGAACAACGATGACATCTTTCAATGCAGGCTATTCAGGTGAAGGATATCTGGATAAGTTCTTTGGAATTGCCGGCATTGACAGAGCAACTACAGCCGAAGAGGATACTTTAATAAAGAATCATTTGATGTCACAAGGAGTTTAAATGGGCAACGCAATGACATTTAATGGAAGACCAATGCTATTTGGTAGACCAATGGTATTCGGAGTAACAGTTGATCCGTGGAATCCTTTGAATCTTCCTGCTTACACAATTCGTGTTCAGTTAACGGATACAACATATGACTGCAGCAATAAAGGATTTCCTGGCACATGGGTATCACGCGGCAATGGTGTTTGGGATATTACATACGAGAATACAAGTTGGAGACGTTTAATGACAGACTCAATTGGGTTCTGGGGTAATAAGAAAGAACACAGTATTCTTGGTATGAACTCAACAGGCGTAACCAACATGGAACGATTTGAGGATTGTGCACAAGCTTATCTCAAAGGCACGATTCCTCTATTTGATACCACTGCATTGACAGATGTAACCAATGCGTTCTATGAAGCCTATTATGTAGAAGGTGGGCAACTTGCACTGTATCAGCAAATGAGTGCACAAGCAAATCCACCGGCTAGTCACAGCGGTTGCTTTACCAGATGTGGAAGAAACAGCACAGCAGAATCTCAAGCAGAAACGTCTCAGATTCCATCATCATGGGGAGGTAACGCAACATGATAACATTTGATGACACAAGGAGTTTAAATGAGTTATAGATTATTGAAATATGGCAATAGGCTAATAACAGGCTCTGGTGGTGGAGTTGAATTTCCACATGTGCATATTGGCAATCTTGACTGGATGTCCGTTAATCTTGCTGTTGATGATGGCGGTGAAGGAATACATCGTGAAGAAAGCGTTGTGTCAACATACGGCGGCGGCCTTGACATGGGTACCCAGTACTATTACAGTGCAGACGCTGCATTCAGAGTGACTGCAAATATAGGTGGAGGATGGCGCATGCCAACTATAGAAGATATTAACGATCTTCTTGTGGCTGTTGGAACTGCAGAAGGTAATGCGCATAAGCTCATTTCAACACAAGGTTGGCAGTCAGGTTCCATCGGTCAAGGAACGAATGAGTATGGACTTAATATTGTGCCGTCTGGTTATTATCGTTCACAAGGTACCTCGTGGCATCCTGATCCTTACGTTGAAATAGGATTTCTTGGCGGTATATTATCATCAACTACTATAGAAAGCAATAAGGTATACTTTATGAACTGTCAGTCATCATCTCCTAACATTCAGGTTGGCAGGGAGAACATAAGCACAATGAATGTTGCCTGGTACCAGGTAAGATTAGTCAGAGACCATGTATCAATAGAAGAAAGATTGTTAAAGAAAGAGGTTTAACATGTTAACATTGAACGGGAGCGTCATAACATCGCCGGCTGGATACTGGTTTGATAGAATCATTGGTCGTGCCAACATTCATTACATTGTTGAGAATGGTGTTGTGTCAGGTCCAACATCTGCAACGCCTGGAACAATCGTTACTGTATCGGTTACTCCAAATACAGGTTGTGCTTTCAATTACATAACAGTAGACGGAATGCCTATTCCTGATACATCATTTGTTGTACCATATGCAGATGATGTATATGTAAATGTTATTTGTGAAGCTTATAATCCTTATAACCTTCCGGCAAAGACAGTTAGAATTAAATTCTCAAATCTTTCAACAGATCCGCGTCAACCGGTTTATCCAGATGGCGATACTTCTAGAACACCATGGTACCCTGGACACTATGAAGCAGCATCAAATGGTTATGCTTATGTTAATTGGACACAAGTTTCTGCAAATCCAAACATTTGGGATTTACAGTTAACAGGTAACCAAACTCTGTATAATGGTATATGTAATGATACTTATGGTTTCTGGTATAAGGAAGGTGATACATTTGAGGTGCTAAGCGTCAATACTTCAGGCATGAGGAACATTGCATTTCATGGAAACTTTACACATGTAGCATTATATGATACGACTTTATTGGATAATGGCGCATTACAAACTATGCTAAAGGATTGCCCTCTATTAACATCTATACCTAGATTTGACACAACAGGACATACTCAAATTAGCCAAATGCTATCAGGCTGCAGTTCTTTAACATTTGTTCCTAAGCTTGATACGTCAAACATGGAAGGGGCCTCATATTTGTTCTATAACTGCACTTCTTTAACATCAATACCAGACTTTAACTTTAGTTCTCTAATAGTTGCGAATCATATGTTCGAGGGCTGCACTTCATTGACCGAAATACCACAAATAGATGGTCCATTACAGCAGGTATTACAGATGTGTAATAACTGCACTTCTTTAACTAAAGTCGGTTACATGGATCTTTCTAGAGTAGATAACACAACAGGAATGTTTAATAACTGTGTTTCATTGACAGAAATTCCTGCATTTGATTTGTCAAACACTTCTTTATATGCTAAAGATATGTTTAAGAATTGCAGTTCACTTCAATACATTCCTGATCTTAACTTGGGTGCATATTATGCACAGTCGATGTTTGATGGCTGTGTAAGCGTTAATTATGGTATTACCACTGCATATAATCAGCTAAGACAATCTGTTAGTGGAAACTTGTCTCACTATGATACGTTTAAGAACTGCGGTACCAATAGCGCAACAGGTTCTGCAGAACTTGCACAGATACCTGATGATTGGAAAGGCATAAACACATAGTATACTCTAGTTATTCTGTAAAGGAGAATTTATATGTCAATTAAGCAAATGAAAGTCGCAGCAAATCTGCAGCAAGACTTTACCGCAGCAGAGAAAGCTCAGGCAAGAAAGAACATTGACGCTGACGGAGTAAATGGATACGTAACATGCTATCTTCCATACAGCGACAGTTCATGGCAAGACGTATGGTATAAGCTATGTGAATTGGATGTAGGAACATCCGACAGTTATTCATATAACTACGAACTGGCAATGAAGCTCATCTGCACGAATAACGGCGGTGGTGACTGTCCTGCAGAATCTGCATCCGTTGACATTGGATGTAACTTTATTCCGCGTTTGAACGTAGGGCGATGTGAATGTACATTTGCAGATCATACTGTATCCGATCACGAACAGCAGACAATCCTGGGTATCAAGATCCTTACACACAGAGCGTCGGATAACTATGGACCTAGAGATAAGGCAGAAGTATGGGTTAAGTGCTCAAAGTACTTTACATCCGAAACGCAGATGAGGGTTGAATGCCTAATGAACGCTGGAACACGTTACTATCGTTCCAATTACTCAACTCCTACTTTGTATGATCTACCTTGGATATTCCGTAATACAACTATTACAGGCACACATACAGATCCGTTCAACGATTCAAACCATCCGGCTGCAGAAGGCTATGGTGCAGCGGGTTGGTCCGAAGTATGGTATGACGCAGAGCCAAAGACTGTTATGGTTGACCACGAACAGAACTTCACAGATGCAGAGAAGGAAATGGCTCGTGATAACATTGGTGCAGCAGATGGCAAGATATCTTGGGTAGAGTACCACGAAAGTGCACCGCAGCCAATAGTAACGAAATCTGGACTGTCTGTAGTCAATTCTGATAGAGGAGCAAGAATTCAGAATGATGATGCTTCTATTCAGTACTTCGTTGCTCCTCCTCCGGTAACCGGTGATACTGGTAAGGTATTAGGCGTGACACAGGTTGGATCTGTGGGATGGGTAGTTCCTCCAATTCCATCTGTATCTGGCGATGAAATTGAGATGGAAATTCAGTATGATATGAATAACTCATCTGCAACTGCTCTTATTGATTCTGCATGGCTAGATCCTGTATCTGCTTGCACAGAATTCTATGGAACAGTTGGATTTACTACTACATCATCTGGTACATTCGCACTCGTTCCGTTGGACAGCGATAGCAACTTGGTGAAGGGTTCGCAATGCGTTAACTTGCCAGGTGTTCCAACTGGGCAGGTCAATCACTTTAACTTCATGTTCAAGGCTGACTATCCTGGACAGATACGCAGAATTGGTATTAAGGGACTGTCAGAGAACAGCCAGGCAACTTTCACTCAAGTATTCGTCGTAAGGAAGAAATAATATGGAAGCATTGACCTCAATCATATCGGTTGTTCCGCCTGTCGCTATACCTTTGGTCGTAACGATCTTGGGTATAGCCTATCTATACTTTAAATTTAGAAATGTTGAGGTTGACCGTTCAAAGACGAAAGCTGCGAGGGACAAAGACTCATTAGATATTCATGATAAACTGTTGAAGCACGACTTTGAGATCGCAAACCTTAAAGGTCAATCGGTTCATCATGAAGAACTATTAGAGGATTTGACGAAGCAGTTAGCAATCCTTAACACTAATGTCGTGAAACTTCAAGTAACTATTGACAGTAAGTTCAAGTAATGATCATAACATTACAGTTCATAGCAACCTGGCTAATGCTGGGTTGCATCTTATTTGATGAGGATGATTGGCATGGCTAGTTTCTATTTGATGAAAGCACATAACATTGACAAATGGCAGAATGGTGCTATACATGTTGCCATGGAAGATATGTATGTCATCATTGCAGATGAAGTCAACAATTACTATAAGATAACATTAAAGAAAGGATTTAGATGCGATGGTCTATC